CCTGTTCAACGACGCGTTCTTCTCGCCAAAGTTCGTTGTCGTGCCGATTGTCCTGAGCATGCAGGAAATTTTGAACAACCAGGGCGAAGGCCAACTGATCGACGTGCTGGACGCCTACGTCGACGCCGCCGAGCGGTCACTCGAAGATACCATGGACGCCGGTATCTATTCGGACGGCACCGCGAACGGCGGCAAACAGATTACCGGCCTTGCGACCGCTGTGCCGATCGTCAACACCTCCGGCGTCTACGGCGGCATTGACCGCAACACCGCGACGATCTGGCGGACGCAGACCTTCGACGCCAACAGCTATAACGCCGCCATCGGCACGCAGGTCAATTCGACCACCATCCGGCCGCTGCTCAACGCCGTCATGACCAAACAAAGCCGCGGACGCGATTATGCGGACTTGTTGCTGATGTCGCCGGAACATTACGCGGCTTATGACGCCGCCACTGTCGCAATCCAGCGCCAAACCAACGAAACCAGCATGGGCAAGCTTGGTTTCTCGGCGCTGGAATACATCGGCGGCGGCAAACGGGCAGAGATAGTCCTCGACGGCGGTATCGGCTCGAACTGCCCGGCGAATACGACGTTCGGGCTTAACACCGACAGCCTGCGGCTGCGCTATCACCCGAACAGAAACTTTGACAAACTTTTTGATGGCGACGGCCAGATGCCCATCGATAAGGACGCGATCGCTCAGTTCATCGGCTGGGCGGGTGAACTTACGATGGTCAACCCATTGTATAACTGGCGCCTATACGACTCTAACCCGGCCGCGTAGTTGACGTCTGTCCTCCCACGCGGCCGGCTGCGGAGAGGTCGTTACTTGCTGTCGCACTGCCTCAGGTAACGACCTCGAAGCAACGTACCAACAAACCATCCCCGGCGTCCCAGACACGCGCCGGGGGCCACGGCCGGCTGGCGCGGTTGCTTTTCCAGGGAGAGGCTGCCGCGCCGGCTGCCACCCCAAACAAGGGAACGGATAATGCCGCAGCTAATCAGAAACCCGGATGACGTTTTGATCGCGCTGTTTCGGAACGGCACGGTGATCAACGAGGACAAGAGCGCCAAGGCCGGCCGGCCGATTCACGACGACCGCGAAATCTGCGAAATCCGCACGCCCGGCTCGCGCGATGTGAAGATATTTCCTGCCCACGAGCTTTGCCCGGAGAAGATACAGGACCCCTACAGCGGCGAGGAACGCTCGATCACCTATGCCGAGCGGTTTCCGCGGCAGTATGCGCAATTCAAGGCCACGCCGACCAGACTCGCACCGGCACGCCGCTGGATTACGTGCCTTTCCTCACCGAGGCCAAGCGCGTCGAGCTGCGCGGCTTCAATATTTATACGGTGGAGGCCTTGGCTCACGTCGATGGCCAGGAGCTGAAGAACCTCGGGCCGTACGGCCGCGAGTACAAGAACCAAGCCGAGGCCTACATCGAGAATGCCCGGCGCGGCGCCCCGGCGATCGCGGCGCAAGCCGAGCTTGACGCGCTGCGGGCGCGCAACATGGCGCTCGAAGAAGACAACGCCGCGCTCCAGCGCAAGGCGCAGGCCGAGGGGAAAGAGAACAGCTTCGAGAGCATGAGCATCGAGCAGTTGCGCGATTACATCACGACGCATTCCGGCCACGCGCCGCACGGGTCGCTGTCGCTGAAAGTGCTGCAGCGCATGGCGAAGGAAATACCCGCCCGCCAACCCGAGGCGGCCTGACCGATGTCGCTGCTCAGCGTCGCGCAGGATGTTTGTCAGGTGGTCGGCGTCGAGCGCGTGACCACCGTGTTCGGCAACATCAATAACCAGCGCACGCAGCAGGAGCTACTGACCCACGCCAACGAATGCGCGCAGCGGCTCGCGCGCGACACCCGCGACTGGTCGGCGCTGGTCAAGACCGCGACTGTGACCGGCGACGGCGTCGCCGAGAGCTTTGCATTGCCTGGCGACTTCCTGCGGCTGCTGCTTGACAGCAACGTGTGGACCTCGCGCTCGACCTTCATTCCGTTGGTTTACGTCAACAGCTATGACGAGTGGCTGCGCCGCAAGGCCTCCGGCTTCTGGGACAGCCGCGGCGCCTACATCCTGATCGGGGGCCGCATCTACATCAATCCGATCCTGGAGGCGGGCGCCACCGCGACATTCGCGTACCTGTCCAACCTGATTATCACCGTCGCCGCCACCGGCCTTGCCAGCCCGCAGTTTATCGCCGACGATGACACCTTCCTGCTCGATGAGCGCCTGCTCAAGTTGATGCTGATCTGGGTCTGGAAGGAGGCCAAGGGCTCGCCCTACGCCGAGGCCATGGGGACCTATTCCGATGCGCTCTGGTCGGTCGCCGGTCGCGACCAGCCGGCGCCGATCCTGATCGCCGGCAGGCCGTCGTCGGGCGCGTATCCGGTGACCGCCTATCCCTGGCCGCTGCCGACGCCATGACCACTTATGCCGCCTCCCGCCGCCAGCCGGTCCCGCAGGGCTACGCCAACGCCCTGCAGACGGTGACGCTGCCGGCGCCGACGCGGGGGCTGGTCCAGAACGAGAATCAGGCGTTCATGACGCCCGGCGGGGCGCTGGTCCAGGACAACTGGGTGTCGACGCTGCGCGGCGTCAAGGTCCGCGGCGGCACCCGCGTCTGGTGCGACCTGCACGGCCTCGATGCCTGGGACGAAGGCGAGTGGGACGTCGCCGTGTGGGACGCCGCCATGCCGCCGACGTCGTCGCCACTGCGGCACCCGGTCGTGTCGGCCTTCGAGTACGTCTCCGGCGACAACATCCACCAGATGTTCGCCGGCCAGCCGACGATGCTCTGGAACGTCTCGTCGCCGTTGCCGCGCGTCGCCGCGAGCGGCCGGACCAGCGGCAACTACGCCGCCACCCAGCTCACCAATATGAGCGGCAGTCATCTCATAGCCGTCAACGATGCCGGCGACGCGCCGCTGCACTACGACGGCACGACCTGGACGGCGTTCGACGCCGATCAGATCACCGGCCCGGCGGGCAGCAATGTCGCGCATGGCATGAACCTCACGCACGTCTGGAAGTACCGCAATCGATTGTTCTTCGTCGAGGGCAACACGATGAATGCGTACTTCCTGGGTATCGATTCATATCAGGGCGCGCTCGGACTGATTCCGCTCGGCGGCAGCGCCCCGCGCGGCGGCAGTCTGTTGTTTGGCGCGACGTGGAGCGGCGATACCGGCTCGGGCACCGACGACAAGTGCGTGTTTGTCACCACCGAGGGCGACCTGATCATATTTTCCGGCAACAACCCCGCGGACCCGACCGGCTGGCAGCAGCAGGGCGTCTACTCGATCGGCCGGCCGATGGGCATGAATGCGCATATGCCGATCGGCGGCGACGTCCTGATCATGACGGTCGACGGCATCGTGCCATTGGGTCAAGCGATTACCAAAGACGCCGGCACGCTGGACCTGGCGCTGATCACCAACCCGATACGATCAATGTGGCGCGACGAGGTCGCGCTGAAATCCGACCTGCCGTGGACGATGAAACGCTGGGACGACTTCGGCGCCATCTTCGTGACCTGGCCGGGCGGCCGGGCGGGAGCGCGCTACTGCGGGGTGATGAACAACGCCACCGCCGCCTGGTGCCGGTTCGTCGGCTACGACGCGCGCTGCTTCATCAAGATGCGCGACCTGCTGTTCTACGGCACTTCGGACGGGCGGATCGTCCAATGCGAGATCGGCGGCAGCGATAGCGGCCTGCCCTACGTTGCGACCCTGGTCGGCGGTTGGGAAACATTCCAGGCGCCCTCGGCGCAAAATGTCTGGCACCAGTCCCGCGCGATTTTTGCCGCGCCGACGGCGCAGCCGTTCCTGCCGCAACTCAATGCCGCGATCGATTACGTCGTGACGGTCCCGCCGCCGCCGTTCGCGGGGCCGGACCCGGGCATTCGTGAGGTCTGGGATGAGGCGCTCTGGGATGCCGGGAGCTGGGACCAGCCGACGCCCGCGGTGCCGCCGGTCCGCAACACGCACTGG